GCTAAACAATGGCTAGGAGATATGGTCTTTGAAGTCATAGAACATATTAGAGAGTATGAACAGTTTCATTTTGGCGTAGTCAATACAGATTTTTCCGACCCAGAAAAAATTGTGAATATGTACGCTTATATTATTGGCGAAGAAGTTGTACAGGAATACTTAGAAAAATTAGAAAAGGAGGAAGTATGAGTAAAAAAATTAAATACAAAAAGAAAGAAACTTACCTTAATAAATTTGAGAGAAAACAAAGTACCAAGTCTAGCCGACAAAACTTTAAACAAAACCTTAACGAGTACAAATAATGAAGATGCCGAAAAATATTGACTATAGCTATAAAGAAAAAAGATCTCATAAACAATTGTTTATTGATAGATTTTATCAAGAGTATCTAGCTGAGAAACACGCTTACGGAGAAACTTTTAAGACTAAAGCCGAATGGCAGAAAGAAAACCAAGATTTTATAAATAAGAAATATGAGGAAGAAGCATGAAACAAGCAGATAAAAACTTTTTAGATGATGTGTACGATACTTTAATGAAAAATACGCAATACAGAGTTAGAGATTTTACAAAATACAAAGATGTTTGGATTGATGCAGAACAAGGTTATATAAAAATTGGTAAAAGAAAATTAATTTTAATAGAGGATGAAGCATGAAAGTTGATTATGATGTAGTTAATTATAAAAAGTTTTATTGGTATGACACACAAGCATACAAATTTAGTGGAGATGATAACAGAGGTTATATCTACGGCTATGTTGAATGGTATGGAAATCAAAGACTAGATGATGCTTGTGAAAATTATTGTGATGAAATCAAATGGTCATGGTTTAAAACCGAAGAAGAAAGAGATAAAGAATTTAATAAATGGAATAAGGGGGAAGCATGAGCCAACCAAAACAAAAAGATTTAGACCAAATCGCAGAAGCATTGAACGAGCTTTACGGAGATTTTCAAATAACACAAGACCATTTATACAATGTAATTATCCTAGATAACTATGTTCCAGATAGTCCTGGTTGGTGTGGAGATATTGCACTTGTTGTTCATGGAGTATCTTGTTGCAAAGATATTCTTTACAGAATAGAAGATAAATGGACATGGGTTGAAAGCATGAACGAAGGCGAATACAACCACAACAAAGAATTAATTTAGGAGGAAGCATGAGTATTTTAATGGAAGAAATAAGAACTTGTAATGTGTGCAAAAAGAAAGATGAATATGAAAATATGATTATGGATATTAGAGAAATATTAGAATGTTCAGAGCAAAAATTAAAACAATGGGAAAAGGATAATCCAAATATAGACTTACTTGATTGGTTTTGTATGTCTTGTTGTGAAAAAGTTGGTAATAAAATAGAGGAGGAAGCATGAAGAAATGTGAATACTGTTTTGAGCATTATGGAGAAATTATTTGGAACATTGGATTTATTAATAACGAATGGATTTGTTTAGAATGTGGAGATAAAGTTGAAAATAAAGAGGAGGAAGCATGATGTATAGCGAACTAGCGATTAAAGAAGCCGTAGATATTGTCGTAGGAGATGATGGCAAAAAAAGTAAAGAA